GTTTTCGATACCATCAGAAATCATATCATCTCTAAAAGTATAATTAATAAAATTTGGTCTATAAGATAAATGATTAGCTATTTTAAGAAAACACTCGCCTATATAATCAGTTACAGGTGGATTAGATTGTTTATTTTTCTTTGCTTGTTTACAAAGATTTCTATATTCAATCATCGCCTGTAGAAAGGCTTTGTTGTCAACATAATGTTCTTTTTTCATTTTTGTATTCATAATTATATAATACTATAAAACCTAAAAATTGTCAATGCTGGCGCATCAAAAATGCATTGACTTTTTTAAACTTCAGGTGTATAATGAGCTTGTCCAGCGATGGCAAAGGCTATTAATGATAAGTCTTTTTAGAATCTCTAAAGTCATCCCAAAGTGTGTTAAAGCTTTCATTCTCATCATCGGAGAGCTGTTCTTGTTCATAAACATCATCTTTTTTAGGTACATCTAAAGAAAGATAATTCTTTGCTATCTTTTCATAACTTTTAGTCATTTCAGCTGTTGCATTGGTAATAGTCATAATTTTATCTTTTGGAATAGTTATAATTGTATCCCCTGTATAAGCAGCCCACTTAATTAAAGCAATATAATCTTTTAAACCCAGAGGTGTAACTTGTGATACGTATTTTATTTGAAGTGGTTTATTTAATCTTAATAAAGGTGACTTTTCACTAATCTGTTCTTCAGCTAAAGAACAAACTATATCGTCCCCATTTACTAGTTTAATTACTCTTATCTGATTTACCATTGTTTAGTTCTACGTTATGAATTTCATAATCAAATTGTTCACTATTGTAAATATTTATACGTTCTCTAAAATGTGCTAGTGTATAGTTTTCCTTTTCATTATAAGATATATCATCAGCAATATCATATAGTGTTGCATCTGATTTATTATCCTTTAACCGAAGACCACGGCCAATACTTTGGAGATTCCGTATCCTAGACTTTGAAGGACTAGCAAAAACAATATTATGTAAGTTACGAATATTAATACCAGTAGAGAAAGTGCCGTAACTAGCAATAATAATAGCGTTGTCCGATTTCTCAGTAATCGCTCTAATATTTTCTCTTTCATCTGCCTCTACTCCTCCGTGAACAAAAAACACTTTACGATCTTGTGCTTTTTCTTCTATTAAATCTTTAAGAATCTCACCGTGTTTTTCCACGTATTGAAATAAACATAAAGAATTGCCTTGTAAAGACAAACAAAGATTTCTTATATATTTATTACGTTTAGTATTTGAAACAAGGTAATCCATTTCTTCTTGGTAGGTTTTATCTTTTAAAAAATCTCTAGCAGTTTTATCGTGTTGTAATATTAAGGCGATAATTTTTAAAGCTGCTAATTGTTTCTTTTCTTGTAACTCACTTGTAGATACTACTTTATTCACAACTCCAAATAGTCCCTCTAATACAAGTTTATGTGTTTTACTTCCGTCTAATGTTCCAGTTAATCCAACTCTATATTTACATTGTTCTAACTTTGTCATTATCTTACTTAAAGAAACAGCTTTAAATAAATGAGCTTCATCACCAATAATCATATCAAAATCTTTAAAAAATTTTTTGGGTTGATTATAAATTGATTGCCACGTAGATATAATAACTCTTTTGTTTGTTTCTTTGTCGTGGCCTTGATAAATTCTATGAACGTTTTTATCACTATTCCAACCATAGTCTTTAAAGTCTTTATATAATTGTTCAACTAATGATGTGGTAGGTACGATAATTAATATTTTATTTTTTATTCTTAATAGATTGAAACGGACCAACAAATATACTATTAATGATTTACCAGATGCAGTAGGCGATAACAATAAACATCTATTTTTTTCTGTGGCGTGTATAAAAGCTTCTCTTTGATAATCTCTTACTTCTAATGGTATCTTTAATGCTTTAATAAAATCATCTACTTTATTTAAATCAACTTTAGTGTCTTGTATTTTTGTTCCATCAACAACTTGTACATTGTTTTCATCACACCATTTTTTAATATAAGGATATAGACCAGCATAAATTTGTCCAGTGGCATAACTAAAAAGTCTTATCTTTCCATCCCACACTCTATTTCTAAATTGTGGCATAAACTTAAAACCAGGTACCTCAAACGTAAAGTGTTCACTTAACTCTCTACGTATATCAGCATCTGCTTCTATTTTAAGATAGACTTCGTTTTTCTTATCTATGATAATATATCTTACGGTAGTCATTATCAAATAGCGCCACTAGTAAACTTTCTCCAGTCAATGGCATTCTTAATTGTATATGTTCTATTTGATACTTGTCTTAATGTTCTTTCTAAAAAATCTACTGTTGTTTGTAAATACACTACTTTTTGAGATGCCTTTTGTATATCTTCATCAGCGTCAATATATTTGTCAATGTCAGTTTTAAGTATTTTTAAATCAAAGGGTTTTTCTTCATATACTTCAGGAGAAGCCTTACCTGTATAATACTCCCATTTATCACGTTTAAGCGTATTATAATCGCTCTCAGCACGTGTTAATAGTAGTTTGTACTTGGTGTATTGTTTAAGATACTTGTTATATATTTGAGGTGTTTTTAATGATTCTAAATCTAATTCAGTATCATTTATTTTAAGGTCTTTTTCAGCCTGTTCTTGTAATTGTTCTAAATCCATAATATATCCATTATATCACAAAACCATTGAAAAATCAATAGTTACGTGACTGTTGTTGTTGTAGATGATGCCCCAGCGTCAGCAAATTCATATAAACTATACTTAAAAGTTACATTGGCTGTTAAATATTGTACATCAGTTGCTTGTTGATCGTATGAAAGACCTGACAAATCAGTTGGAAAAACATCTGAAAATCTTACTTCTGTTACAGGGTTATTCTTATTTGATAATATAGACAAAGTTGCATCTGAAAATAAACCACCTTCATTCGCTGCAGCATATTTTACTTTACCTATTTCATTACTTAAATTTTGTGTAGATGTTGGAAAACGATCAGCACCAGCTGCTGCAAGATTTGAAAATTGTGTATAATCTTTAGGGAAACCTAATCCAACTAACCAACCGTGTATTTCTCTATAATTAGCCAAGTTTTCATCTACTATAAAAGTCATAACTAAATCAGCATAGTTTAATTTTTCACCTGGTTTAGGTACGTCTTTTAAAGGTGTTGGTTGAGTTACACTTGACATAGAAATACCAGGTACATTTATTGCTGTACAAAAGTATTCTACTTTTGGTAACTTGATTATGTTAAATTTAAACTGTGTAGGACTAGCGTAATCTAGTTTTGTTGGCTGTCTATCTAGTGCATTTGTCGTTGTCATAATATTATTTATAAACAAAAAAGGGAGGGTTTTGAGGCCCTCCCTTTTAATATGTTCACGTACTGAACCAATATTACATCAAGTTAGTTACTTGGACTCTTCTGTAATATCTGTTAGAGTTTGCAGAACCTGCGCCGTTAATTACAGCGTTTGCTCCACTAGCTGCTAATTCAGCAAATGGGTTTGCTTGGATTCCGTATCTTGTTTTGAATCCAATTTTAGGTTGGAAAGTGTCCTGACCAACTGCTCTAACCATTTGTAAAGGTACATATGGGCAGTAGAATATACCAGCGTCATATGGTGAAGTACCTTTGTAACCTACAACAAAGAATTGTTTAGCCGATTGGTTTGCACTGTACGGGTCAATATATACTTTGTATCTACCGTTTAATACACCAGCAAATGTGTTACCAGTGTCGTCAACGCTTAGGTTGTTGTTAAGAGCAGGAGTGTAGTCTAACACACCAGCCATTTGTAAAGCTGAAGCAACATCAGAACTTGTGATTAAGATGTTACCTTTTCCTCTACGTGTTCTTTGAGCGATTGTATTTGCTTCTCTTTCCACTTGGAACATTAGGCCTTTAAATCTCTCAACTGACCATCTACCGTTTGAGTCAGTATCTAAATCGAAGATACCTTCAGTAGTTGTGTTGATAGAACCTGTGTTTGCAGAAGCACCTTTTTCAGCATTGATATAGATAGTTCTTACGATCTCTCTATTGATCTCAGCAAGAATTTCAGCAGACAGAATATTTGCTAATTCTGTTTCTGCATCTAAACCGTGGATCGCTTTAAGGTCTTGTGCAAGTTCCATTGTGTATTCAGCTTTTAAAGCTCTTGACTTAGCAGTCACAGTTGATTTCTCAATTGAGAATGCCATTTCAGCAAACTGGTTACCAGCTGTATCACCTAGAGCTTCAGCAGTAGCTGTACTCATCGCCTCACCTTTAGTGTATGAACCAGCAGGTGAATCGTTTAGGATTGCAGGGTTAGCGCCAGCTTGACCACCTGGTGTTTGACCAGATGTAGAATCGCCAGCAGCGTTTCTTGCTGAAAAGTCTGTATCAGCTTCATCGAATAAAGCTTCAGAGTTATTCGCTTGTGATGTATATTTTGCTCTCATTGCAAAGATTAGTCCAGTAGGACCAGTCATTGGCTGTACGCCGCAGATGTCGTATGCAATAAGATTTGGCATCGCTCTTCTTACTAAAGAAATTAGGATTGGATCCCAATTTTGAACGTAAGATGCGTCAGTGCTGTTCGTTGGAGCAGCTTCTGACATAAATGCTCTATCTTCTTTAATTGCTCTCTCTTGGTTTTCCAAGATAACAGCAGTGACTGCTTGTCTATAATTATCCTTAACTTTAGGGAGTTCAGGATGTTCAAGGACGGGCTGCCACTTTTTTACTAGTTGTTCAGATAAGTACATTATCGTTCTCTCCCTTTTACTATTTTGAACCGAGTTTAATTCGGTCTTTTGTTTTACTAATAGCGGCCGTATAAGCAGCCATAGCATTAGATAGGTCTACATTTTCAGTTTCACTACCCGCTGCCACTGTGTCAATTTCATCTTGTGATGAAACTTGTTTAGAACCAAAATAAGACTCTTTAATTGTACTTACTTTGTTTCTGTATTCTTCAGCGTTAGTATAATCTACTTCTTCAGCAAGTTTGTTAAACTTCTCTTTACTGGTAGCTGGTAAATCTTCAGCTAATTCGTCAACAATGTCTTGTTTAGTCAAGGCACTATTGTGTTTGTTTAGTTCAACATTCTTTTCGATTTGCTCGTTTAATTTCTTTTCAAGCTCTTCGATTTTACTTGCTTGATCTTCAAGTACATCATATTTTTCATCTGGAACATCAATGTAATGATCTTCAAATAATTTTTTAAGACCACTAATGAAGTCCTCAGCGATTTCGCCTTTGATACCTCTTTCAACAGCTAGTTCGTTATTTTTCATCCATTCTTCAACTACATAGTTTAAGTATGAATCAACTTTTTCAACAAGCTCTTGTTTGAAAGTATCTACTTCTTCTTTAAGCTTTTCTTTACTTGCAACTTCAATTTTTTCTTTTTCTGTTTTTAGTTTTGATCTAATCGCAGCTTCGAAAATTGTAGCAGCTTTTTGCTTAAATTCTTCGGTTAAATCTTCGTCACCAATCAAAGCTTTCACGTCTTCTGAAACATCTAAAGATTCTTCTTTCATATCGTCTTTTTTATCTTCTTTAGATTTTTTAAGTGCTTTTAAAGCTTCAGGTGGCATTTCACCTTCCTTAACTTGTTTTTCAGAAATTGTTTCTTCTTCGCTTGGCTCTTCTTCCTCTACCTTCAATGTTTGGCCAGGATGTGATACTTTAGTGACTTTACCATCTGTGTCAGGTTTACCACTAGCATCTCCAGCGTCAGCTTTAGCATTTTGGGCATCAGAAACTTTTTTTGATTTTTTAGTAGCGTCTGGATTGCTGTCTGTTGGTTTAACAACCGCTGCACCTAAATCTTCGTAATTAGCCATACTTGCAATTTTTGAAGGTTCAGCTGCTACAGCATTCTTTTTAGGAGCATCAGCAACAGTTGCTTCTGTTACTTCCTGCTCTAACGCTTCTACTTTTTTTTCTGTATCAGCCATTGAGAAATCTCCTTTTTATTTTAACGTTAAAATATCTCTCGTTGTTTAGTAGATATTTATAAGTTTATTGTTTTCTAATTAAAGTTTTTTCAAAAATTTTTCGAATATTGATGCCTTTTTTTCGGCTAATTCGTGTCTTTTTGCCTTTAATAGTTCTTGTTTCCAAGCCTCTATGTCTTTTTCAACAAGAATACCGTTGTCCCAAACCCATTCTTTGCCTTCTCTAATACCTTCTACAAAGGCATCTGGCGCAGATGGATCTGCAACTATGTCTGCAGCAGTAGCTAAATAGAAATCATTTCCTACGTAATTACCACCACCTTTTTGTTCTAATGTACCCATACCTCTACTAGATACGCCTAATTTAGCGCCTTCGTCAATAAGACTTTTAACAATCTTACCGTATGGAGTATCCATTATTTTCGCCTCACCAATAAAGTTTTTACCTTCTGGATAGAGTTTCTTAATCATATGTGATACTCTTTCCAGGTTAACTGTTGGTCCGTCAGGATGTCCTAACTCACCAAATGCTCTACTTTTATTGATAAATTCTTTGTTATAACGTGCTACTTCTCTTGTAAGAACAGCGTTAGGGTAAACTCTACCGTTTCTATTTTTAATATCTGATTGTAAAAAGATACCCTTAATTTTGTATTCTTTACCGTTAGATTTTTCTTCTACGATATATTCTGCTTCGTTAATTTCTTCTCTAATAAGTTTCATAGTTTCTCTCTCTTAAACTAATACTATTTATAATATTTATTATCTAAACTCGATAATAATTGTATAACTATCATTATTTGTAAAATTTTTTGTTGATAGTAAAACATCACCTGTAGGAGTTGTGGCGTTGTTTCCAATCTCATCACCTGGTGTTCTAAAATCCCAATATCCTTGACCTGTCAATAATAATGCAGTCGATTTAGTTACTCCATCCCATATTAATTCAACAGCTGATCTTGTACTAATTGTGTTTACCGACCACCAAATTTTACTAATTTTTCTATTACCGTCTTCTGTCATAAAAGTTGTTTCAGAAGAATCTACTTTTAATACGTTAGTTTCACCAGTTCCATCTGACACGTTTGTAAATTTAGCCACATATTTAACACCTGCTGTGTCTGCAATGGTTTGTGACGTTACTATATCTGCCATTAGTTAAATCCTTTTTCTTTTTGTACCTCTAAACAAATTAAAAATTTACCTGTACTTGTTATTGTTAAATTGTTTGTTCCTTTAATTCTTTCTTCATTAGGTTTTAATCCCCAATTACCATCATTTTTTAATTTAATAATATTATCTGTGTCATCAATAAAATTAATATTCATATCACCATCTATTTCATATAAAATATTAGCCAATGATACTTCTGGACTAGATGTTGCATTATTTAAATCCGTAAGTTCAAATAAAGTTTGATCAGTTAAAGCTTTATTTGAAGTAAAAAGAAAGATAGCTTTCTCATTATCGTCCACAACTTTAGTCGTCTTTAGTGTCATTAACTTCTTGGTGATCCAACAGCGTGTGCCTTAACACCTGATGCTGTAATTTCATCTCCTGGTGCCTTTTCTATAATTGCTTCATCACCTGCAGCATATAAAAAAACTTCTCCTAAAGTTACTGCGCCACCATCTTCTTTTACTGTTACTGTCGCTTGAGCAGTTGCAATAAGTCTTACGAATTGTGCTCGACCAATATCATTTGCAGATGGATCTGTAACTACTGTTCCTTTTGTAATAAACGTTGCCATTTATATTTCTCCTTATTTGTATTTGTCAGATACTCGTTTCTTTCCATCTGAACGAGGTATCAGTCCTTTTGCTTTTAAATGTGTTATATCACCAAATCCTGCTTTACCCGCTTTGTATCTTTTCATAGCATCACTGGTATCAGGCGGTGTTTCATTTAAACCTAATTGTTCATTTACTTCATTATCAAAATAATCATATAATCTTTTTTCATCTACTTTATGAAACTCTGCTATTTTATTAACAGCGTTTTCAAAATTTACAATGATGTTTCCTTCATTTTTTACAATTTTAAAAACATCATTAACAGCCTCTTTCATTAAAGGCGATAAGTCATTATAAGCTTTAGAATTAAAATCATTCTTACTTATTATATTACTGACTTTGTGTTTCATCTGCTTTAACTTCTACCTCTGGTATAGTTGGTTCAGTTCTAGGAGATGGATCAGCAACCTCTGGTTTAGGGTCACTGTGTGGTTCTACTTCCATCTTTTGTTGAAACAATGTGTTAGCAATTTCTTTTCTTCTTGCCTCTAAAGAATCTCCTACTTTAAATCTTAAAGCGTCTTTAAAAGCCTCACCTGCATCAGCTTGATTTCCATTTGATAAAGCATCTATAAAGTTTTTAACGTGTTCCGTCATTTAATAGTCTCCTTTGTTTGGTCATTTGGGTCATTACTAGGAATAGTATTATCAGATTTTTCTTTTGATATTTGAGAGTCTATATCTTCTATTTCACTCTCACTTTGTCTTAAAATATTCTTTCTAATATATTCTACTGAGAAATATGTTCCTACATAATCTCTCATTGCATCAACTAACATCAATCTATCTTTTAACATTTCACTATTTTTTAGTTCAGCAAAATGACCGTCTTGTAAAAAATCATATTGTATATTAGCTGTTATTACAGCCCAATCTTCATCTGCAATAATACCTTTTAATACTAATTGTGTTCTTAAAATATCGTTAAAGAGTTCAGTAAATTTCTTTCTTAATCTTTGAACAAATTTTGTAAACTTCAATTCATCTCTTGTAATTTCTGTTGATCTACCTAAATTGAAACCACTACCACTTTCTAATCTACTAATAGGAACGTTAAGCGATCTATATAATTTCTTTTGGAAATATTCTATATCAGCTATTTGTCCTAAATTTTGACCACCAGGAAGTGTTTCAATTGTTGTTCCTCGGCCACCTTCTCTACTTGGTAACCAAAAATCTTCTAACATTGACATATAGTTTCTATCGTCACGTATCTCACCTGTTGCAGCATCATAGACCATTTTGTTTCTATAACGAGCCATAACATCTCTTAAATATTGTTCAGCTTTTACTTTAGGCAAGTTACCTACGTCAATCTTAAACATTCTTCTTTCAGGTGCTCTAGCTATTCTGTATATAACAGCAGCGTCTTCAATCATTCTTAACTGATTGACAGGTTTGATTGCTTTATGTAAATATGATAAAATCATATTTTTATTTTGATCTACTAAACCTGAAGAACAAAATGCTATTGTGTCTAAAGCAATTCTAACACCAGAACCTGATGTTTGACCTGATACACCTTTTTCATTAAATATATAATACTCTTCCCATTGGTCAATAATATTCATTATGTTACCAAAGTTTTGAGCTTCGCCTCGTTTTTTTCTAACTTCTCTTATTTTTTTAATTTTTCGAGGATCAATATATCTTAATTCTTGTATTCCGTTTTGTGGATTTTCTCTATCAATTATTTTTTGATAAAACATTCTACCATCAACATACCATCTTCGAAATATGTCGTGGCCCTTTGTATTAAAATTCATTAATCTCAAAATGTTTTTAAACTCATCTTCAATACGTCTTCTTACTTCTTTTCCGTATGGAAGATTTTCTAATTGTATTCTTACAGCATCTTTGTTTTCGTTGGCAACAATTGCCTCGTTAACAATATCATCTATTGCTGTATCACATTCTGGATGTAATGAAATTTCTCTATATCTTCTTACAAGGTCTGCTTAGTTTTTGGCAGTACCTTCCAAGTCCAAGTATTGCCCGAAATAACCACCAGCGGCGATGGTTACTGTTCCATCGTCCGCTAGAGGCGTAGTAAAGTTTTGTTTCGGGTCTTGGTCTTTCTTCTGTCTGGTTATTGAAAAACCAAATAAATCAGCCATAATTTAACTCCTTACTACTACTTATATAAGATATTAAGTAGTGGTATTTGATTCAAAATACTGATATGATAGCGTCACAGTAAACGTTTCAATTTCAGTTTTTTCTGCATAATCCAATGGTATGTCAGATACAGTAGTTGGGAAAGCCCCTCTTAATGTATAAGATTTAATTGTATTACCATTTCTATCCAGATGATCTAAAAAGGCATCAACTTGATAATCAGCAGGATTTGTAAGTCCTTCGTTATCAGTCATATTATTAATACCGTTCTGCCATCTTTCAAATGCATTTCTTAATTTAAAGTTTGTGTCGTTTAACACTGTAATTGTCCAATCAGCAAATGTTCTATCTCCTGCAAGTTTTATTGTTCTACCTCTAAAACTTACTGGTACGTTTGCAATAGTCATTGCTGGTATCGCAGCTCCAGTGCATAGGAACGCTAGTTCTTCTATTTCTCCACCAACTTGAGCGTAACCAGGAAAAGGCATTGTTACCTTAAACTGGTTGGCACGAGCGCCACCGCCAGCAAGTTTAGCTTTGAAGTCTGTAATGTTAGCCATTTTTTATTCTCCTTCTTAACTATTAACCGCCAGCCACTTCCTCAAAGGAAACGCCAGTTCTGGTTGCTATGAATTGTAAAGTAATGAAGTTAATGCTTCTTGCTGGTTTAATGAAAATCTCAGCAATAAACTCATTTCTATCAATTACTTCACCTGTGTTGTTAGTTTCATCACATACTACTAAAAAGTCTGTGATACCTCTTCTGCCTTGTACCTCTCGTAAGAATGGCTCAACGATATTTCTAAAGTTTGCTCTAGTAAATTCATCATTGAATTCAAACAATTGGAATTTAGAAGCCGTAGCGATTGCTTTTTCTAAAACGATAAACAATCTTCTTACGTTGATTCTATCAAATGCAGATGGTGCTGACAATCCAGTTTTATCACCAAATAGAATAGTACCTTGACCAGGGAATGTTACCACTGGATTGATTCTATTTCTATATAAATCATCTCTTTGTGTTTTATTTGGATTGAATGCCAATTTAACAGCTCCTCTGATAGTTCCTCTATTGAAACCAGCAGGTGAGTACCAAGAATCTGCAACTATGTCAGTTCTTGCAGCCAAACCAGCAATGTCACCATTTAATGGAACATATCTGTATACGTCATTGTATCTGTCGTATTGATATTTGTAACCACTGTCAAATACAGTATATGAAGAAGAACGTACTGTAGAGTAAAAACTCAATACGTTACTTGCTTGTGTATTTGCATTTGTTACATTAACAACATCACTTCTTTCAGGCGATACAAACACAATACAATCTTTTCTATTTTCAGCAATAGTAATTAGATTATCAATGTGTGTAGCATCACATTTACCAGCGATCATTAGACCTACATCAACTGTTTCAGCATCTTGGAATTTCTCATATGCTGTTTTTAATTGACCAGTTGTTTCTGCAGTTCCATTTGAACCGTTTGATAATGATGTTGCAGTTGGAGTAGTAACAGAGGTAAATGTTGTACCTGCTGAAGCTGATCCCCAATTTGATCCACTTACATTATGGTCCATCCAGTAAACGTATTTTGATTTACTAAAAATTACATCTGGATAGTAGTTAGTGTCTCCTTGTGCAGATTTTGCATCTGAAGCTTTTGATAATTTAGAATATGTTTCTAAAACACTTCCAGCAGTTCCAGTAATAGCACCGTCTTCGTCATAAACGACTACGTGTATTTCATCATCAGTTCCACCTAAAGCTGAAACAAATGGTGATGTTCCTGGAGCGCCACTTACTAAATCATAAAATCTCCATCTTCTTTTTACGTTTGCATTATCAGGTGGAGCAACGTGTAGTCCTCCTGAACCTGTATCTGCTCTTACAAAGTTTATTTGTGTTCCAGATGGTACTGATGTTACTCTATATTTGTAACCCTCGTAGTCTGTTCCATCTGCAGTAGCTGTAAATTCAATAATGTCTCCAACATTGAATCCACTTGAATCATCTACTATTATTTGTTGATAACCAACTTGTTGTGCTGAACTATTTACTTTAGTTTTACCTGCTTCTTCATAAGCAGTTGCTGAAGGACAGATAGAAACAGCTAAACTGTTTCCCCATACTCCTGCAGTTCTTGCAGCCCACTCACCAACTGATGCGGCACCGCCTGCATAGTTGTCTTGGTAATCAGTATTATTTTTAATTACAAAAGAACTGCCTGAAGCAGTTGCATTTGATAATCCTGTGTTAGTTACTCGTACTACTCTTAAAGCGTTAGAGTATTGTAGAAAGTTTGCTGCAGCAAACCATCCTTCAAACATATTGTTTGTTGAATCTGGTTTACCAAACGTATCTACTAGCTCTTGTTCACTTGAAATCGTAACGACTTCATCCAAAGGTCCTTTTCTAAACACACCTGCAAACGCTCCAGTCGAAGTGGATACGGCAGGAATAATTCTTGTAAGGTCTTTTTCCTGTACGAGAACACCTGGTGATACTTGAAATGCCATTAGGTTTTCTCCTTATTATTTTTTAAATTAGCTAATTCTTTAATCATTTTTTATCCAAAATTCGTATTATTCATACGCCCATATCCAATTG